AGAAATCACAACTCCCAGCCACTCCAACAGAGGTTGGACCAGTAGTTATTGGTCGTTCCCGCAAGGGACCAGCTAATAAAGCTATTTCGGTGAATTCCTATTCTGAATTTGTTCAGACTTTTGGTAATCCTGTCCCTGGAAACGAAGGTGGCGATATTTGGCGTGAGGGCAATAACACTGCTCCTACCTACGCACCCTTTGCTGCTAAGGCTTGGCTCCGAAATAACTCTCCGTTGACTTTTGTGCGAGTTCTTGGTGACCAGTCTTCTGGCGCTACTGACGCTAACGGTGGTAAAGCAGGTTGGGAAGTCAATGCTGCTGGTACTGTTCCCAACGGCGGCGTTTACGCCCTTGTGGTTTTTCCTTCTTCATCACAAACCACAGCCGATCCCGCTGCCGTAACAGGAGCAATTGCTGCTCAGTTTTATACTAACGGGCGAGTTCTTCTGAATAATGGCGTGTCTGATGTTGGTTGTACCCTTGTAGAAGTCGCAACTGATGATGACTTTCAGTTAACTTTTATCACTGGAAGTTCAAGTAGTACATTAAAGTTGAGCTTGGATCCAAATAGTCCAAACTTTATTCGCACTGTATTAAATACCAACCCAACGATCACAAACAGCGCTATCACAGAGGCTGCTACTCGAACATATTATCAGGGTGGTTTTTACTGGCTCGGAGAGTCTTTCGAATACTCGTCTCAGAATGCAACTGCTGGAAACCTTGGTTTGATATCTGGCGGTGATACCACCAAATACCAAGCTGCCATTCTACCAATGGCTATTAATGGCACTAATACAAGTCAGCAAAATAACTGGCGTGCTGCTGCAACAAAGGGAACAACAGGTTGGTTCATCTCTCAAGATTTATCAGATAACCACGCTGACTATACTGCACACACTCAACAAAGACTATTCCGCTTGGAAGCACTCACTGCTGGCGAGTGGGCACAAAAAGAGGTTAAGATCTCTATTTCAAATATCAAAGCACCTACAGGAAATTTCCAATCCTATGGTTCTTTCTCGGTCTTGGTTCGTGCCCTTAACGACACAGACAATAGGCAAGTTATTCTTGAGCGCTATGATGAGTTGAACCTCAATCCAGCCTCTGAGAATTATATTGCAAAAAGAATTGGTGATAAATACTGCGTTTATAGTGCCACAGAGCAACGTAATGTAGATTATGGTGAATTTGAAAACCAATCAAACTATATTCGTGTCGTAATGAGCGATGATGTCGCTGCTGGTTCTGGTGAAACACGATGGTTACCATTTGGTGTCTTCGGGCCTACCAAATACCGTGATGTTTCGTTAACTAGTGGTTCTGCTGGTTTCCAAAATTTTGGCACACTTTCTAAGATGACCGTTAGGGGCAACGTAGATACGATGCTTGACGGAGCTAACTCCGCAACTTATGGAACAGCGGGTTACACTGGTAATACAGGTGCTGGTGTTCTAGATGTAAGTATCATCGCTACCGCAGCCAATAACCACTTTACTGGCTCCATCAGATTCCCAGGTGTTCCATTGCGTTTAAGTAGCACTAATGGATCTCCAAAGAATACAAAGAGTACTTTCTGGGGTGCCTGGACAGGTCGCTCACGTAGCGACACATTCTTTAATCCAGAGATAACAGATATGCTAAGAGCTAGGTCTTTTGACGCCTCAGATAACACGAACCCAGCCGACCCAGCGTTGGATATTGAGGGCGTTACTGCTACTAATTCAGGATCTTCAGCTATTGTTATTCCCTGGGTGTTCTCTCTAGACAATGTTTCGGGTTCTGTTTCAGAGGGTTATGCCTATAATAATGCATATCGCTCCACAGGTGTAAGTCTTAGTGCAGTAGGATCAAATAACTATACCACACCTCTCGGGTTGGGAATTGATAGATTCACCACTACGCTTTTCGGCGGCTTTGATGGTCTAGACATTACTGAGCGTGAGCCATTCCGAAATTCTGGAATGAGTGACAAAACAGAAACCACATCTTATGAAATATATTCTCTGAAAAAAGCAATTAATATTGTCTCAGATCCAGATGATGTTTCTATGAATGCAATCACGATTCCTGGAATTACTGAAAAGGTAGTAACAAATGATCTTCTTGATACAGCAGAAGAGCGTGGTGATGCACTAGCAATCATTGATATTCCTAACGCTTATGTGCCAGACACTGAAGCACTAGGTAACAGTCAGACTCGAAATGCTACCAGCACAGTAACTGCCGCAGTTACCAATATCCAGGGTCGAAACCTTAACAACAGTTATGGTGCAACGTACTACCCTTGGGTAAGCATCTTGGATACTGAATCTAACCAGAGACTCTGGGCACCACCATCGGTCGCTGCCCTCGGCGTCTTGTCTAACACTGACAGACTCCAGGCTCCTTGGTTTGCCCCTGCTGGATTCACCCGTGGTGGTCTGAGTGAAGGTGCTGCTGGTGTTCCTGTACTGGATGTTTCACAGAGACTGACATCTGACGATCGTGATGACCTCTACGAAAACAATATTAACCCAATCGCTAAGTTCCCAGCCGAGGGCATTGTGATATTTGGTCAGAAGACTCTACAGCAAACAGCAAGTGCTCTTGACCGAATTAATGTTCGTCGCTTGATGATCTTCTTGAAGCGTGAGATTTCTTTCATCGCCTCAAGGCTTCTCTTTGCGCCTAACGCTCAAGCCACTTGGGACCGCTTTTTGGGACAAGCTGAGCCAATCCTCCGTGATGTCAAGTCTCAGTTCGGTATTGATGACTTCCGACTAATTTTGGATGAATCAACAACAACACCAGATCTTATCGATCGCAACATTATTTATGCTAAGTTGTACGTGAAGCCCACCCGTGCTGTAGAGTTCTTCGCAATCGACTTCATAATTACAAACAGTGGAGCATCTTTTGAGGATTAATCCACTGAGTAACTATTTATTACGAGGAGCTAAATAAACAATGGCAAGTCTATTTTGGGGTCAAGCAAACGCAGAACCAAAACGTCAATTTCGGTTTGAGTTAAGTTTTACTTCTAGAAACGGTAACAATAAAGGGGATATCCCCGTCTGGGCTGTGAAAACGGCTACTAAGCCAGTCGCTGCTATAAGCACGATTCAGCACCAGTATATTGATCACGTTTTCAACTTTCCAGGACGTGTTACTTGGAATCCAATTACTGTAACTTTGGTTGATCCTGTGCAACCTGACTTGTCTTATGCTTTCCTTGACATTCTTGGTAAATCAGGATATAAGTACCCAGACACCGCAGACATCTCTAAAATCAGCTTGAGCAAAAGAGCATTCAAAGACGCTATTGGCTCAGTTGTTCTTAAGCAGATTGATGGTGATGGGTTTGTAATTGAGCGCTGGGAATTGGTCAATCCAATCATTACAAATATTGATTTCGGGGGAACGCTCTCATACGATTCAGACGATATGGTAGAGGTATCTTGCGAGATCACTTACGATTGGGCTGAATTACAGAAAAGCGGGGTTTCTAATCTTCCTCCAGCATCTACTAAGAATAGGAACTGATGAGGCTCAGGTGGTTAATAAGATTTAACATCTAAAAATTAACAAGTTACAATTAAAAAGAAAGGTTACATTTTATGAGTAGAAATCAAGACCGTCTTGGCTTAGATGCAGGTCCATCACAGACCGAAACTCCTGCTGCTACCACAGCAGCAGTTGGTCTTGGTGTGCCAACAGGAAACAACGCACCAACATTTAGCTGGTCAGTTCCAACAGAATTTGTTGAATTACCAAGCGAAGGGGTGTTCTACCACCCAGAACATCCTCTACATAATCAAAAAACTGTTGAGATACGTTTTATGACGGCAAAAGAAGAAGATATTCTTACTTCTAGATCTCTCCTGAAAGAAGGCGTGGCTCTTGATAGGATGCTTCAAAATATCTTGATAGACAAAAGCATAGATGTAAACTCCTTGCTAGTTGGTGACAAGAATGCACTTTTAGTCGCCGCTCGAAGAACTGGTTATGGACCAGAATATTCTACCACTGTTACCTGCCCAGCTTGTTTGACACAAACAGAGTACACATTTGACATATCAGAGCCACCATTTAACAATTATGCTAAAAATGCTGAAGAAATGGGAATTATTATTGAAAATGGTGTGGCTATTATAGATCTTCCTATGAGTAATGTAAGGCTTGGCTGTCGTTTTCTAACAGGTGCTGATGAAACAAAGCTTGCAAAAGAAATGGATAGAAAAGTTAAGCGAAAAATGGATTCAAGCACTACTACTGATGCGTTTAGGTCTTTTATCGTGTCTGTTAACGGAGATGATAATCCATTTACTGTTGAGACTTTCATACACGCTATGCCGGCTAGGGATGCTCGCCACTTAAGAACAATTTATAACAAGGTGGTTCCCAACATAGATTTATCACAAGACTTTAGCTGTACTCAGTGTGGACATGAGGCGGAAATGGAGGTCCCGCTCGGCGTGGACTTTTTTTGGCCTAAGTGACAACTACATAGAAAACGTATACGAGCAGCTTTTTAACTTAAAGTACTATGGGTCCTGGAGTTTCTTCGAGGCTTATAATCTTCCTGTGAGTATTCGAAACTGGATGCTTGAAAGATTAGTTAAGCAAAAACAAGATGAATCTGCTGCTGCAAACGGTAATTCCGTAACTACCTCAAGAGGTGCTTCATATAACAATAAAACGTGATAAATACAAATGATAACTATTTATTAGGCATGCGTGCGAGGTTTACTTATATGAAGATCGATTTTGAAAATGAGGTTCTAGATTTGACTGCTCTCCGAGAAGAGCAGCTACTCAATGAGAACATCTTGAATGTGTTTGCTGCCTGGATTCAGTATCTCTTGTCTAAAATGTACAAGGGTCGCAGAATCCCAGTTCGTGTTCGAGGGAACAAAATAGAAGTAGAGAGATTCACAGACACCCTCGTTAACGAAAAAAGATATATGGACTACATCAAGAAGTATGGTCTTGATGATCCTATGACTTACAAACAAAAATCAAAGCTTGATATTGCTATTAAGAGGTTTGAAAGGGAAGCTGGTATTAACTGGCCTATTCGTAACTGAGGGTTATAGATGGCTGATGACATACAAGAAATAGCAAAGCGAACTAAAGAGTTAAAAGAACAAACTGAAAGTCTTGTTGAAACTAGGAAGCTTTATCTTGATTCAATAGGTGAGGAGCGGACACAGACTGCGAAACTTCTGGCTATTAAAAAACAGCTTGATGCTGCGATCCAAACGGGAGCATCTAATGTTGAGAACCTGCGCCAACAGTATGCGGACGTAGCCAATACTCTTTCGGATAATGCTAAAGAAGTGGTACGCTTGACGGAGGCACTCGAAAACCAACAAGCGGAACTCAAGAGAGCGCAAGAGGCTCTAGATGAGTACCTAAAAAAGATTGAAAGATATGAAAAAGTTTTAGCAGGTATTGAGGGCGGCTTTTCCAAAGTCAGGGGAAGCATTGATAAATTAACCAGTTCTACCTTGGGCAGCACCTTTACTTTAGACGGCTTTGTTAACAATATAATCAGTGTTGCTCACAGGCTACAAGATTTAGAGGTTGGACTGGCCCGATCTACTGGTAGGGTAACAGACTTTAGAGACAATCTACAGGACATAACAAGAGCAAACAAGGCTTTGTCAATCAGTCTCACTGAGGGCAAAGAAATAATATCCGGATTAAGCGTTGGGATGACTCGCTTTAATCTTGTAGGCGAGAAACAACAACGAGTCCTTCAGAATGTTGCCGCCCGGTTCAAGAGACTTGGTGTTGAGACCAGTCT